AGAGCCGCAAGGACACGCTGGAGAGCCTAGGCGTGCGTCCGGTCAGAGTGGCGCCTCGGCAGAACGTAGAAGAAGGCATAAACGCGGTGCGCAACCTCCTGCCGCGCTGCGTCTTCGATGAGAAGAAATGCGCTCGCGGCATCGAAGCCCTGCGCAACTATCAGCGCGAATGGGATGACAAGCTAAAGACGTTCCGCAAAACGCCGCGCCACGACTGGGCGTCACATGGCGCGGATGCCTTCAGGTATCTGGCGATATCGCTCAGTCCGCGCGCCAAGCCGCAACCGATCCACTACCCTCGACGGGTCTACGCCTAGACCATGGCAGAAAACGACACCAAACCCCGGCCCCTCAGCGACGAGGAGCTGGCGTCGATCCTCGACCAGCGGAATCGCCAAGCAATTGGCTGGGACAGCGACGAGGTATCGGCCGATCAGGACAACAATCTCGACCGGTATCTCGGCAAGCCCTACGGCGACGAGGAAGAAGGCCGGTCCAATGCCATCAGCATGGACGTGGCCGAGGTCGTCGATTGGGCGATGCCGGACCTTCTGGAGCCGTTCATCTCCGGCGATCGCATCGTCGAGTTCGAGCCTGCGAAGCCCGAAGACGAAGAGTGGTGCGAGGTCGCGTCGGATTACGTCAATCACATCTTCTTCAAGGAGAACTGCGGCGCGACCATCCTCTACGACACGGTGAAAACGGCGCTGATCCAGAAAATCGGCTTCAGCAAGTCTGTCTGGCGCGAGAAGATCAAGGAAGAAACGCAGACGCTCACAGGCTTGAGCGCACTGCATTTGGCCGAGCTCCAGCAAGACGAAAGCGTCACGATCAACGAGATCACGTCGGAGCCGATCTCGCAGGAGCTTCTGGCCGATCAGAGCGTCGCCGCGGCCTTCGCGGATGGCATGGTCTACACCGTGACCATCACGCGCACGACTAAGGACGGTTGCGTTGAAATCTGCTCGATCCCGCCCGAGGAGATCAAGGTCTCGAAGCGCGCTGCTGACATCGAGAGCGTCGATTACATTGCTCACGAAACGGAGCAAACGCGCGCCAGCCTGCTCGACATGGGCTTTGACTACGACCTCGTGATGGAGCTGCCGGCGAGCGCCCGCCACCGGGAGGACAGCCGCGCCGATCACCGGTTTTTTGATGAGGACCGGCGCGAGAACCTAGGTCGGGATCGTATGAGCGATACCATCATCCTGATCGAGGAATACGCCCGCGTCGATTACAACGGCGACGGCAAGATGGAGCTCCTGCGCGTGTTCCGCGCCGGAAATCGAATCCTCGAAAAGGAGGAAGTCAGCGAGCACCCGTTCAATGCGTGGACCGCAGATCGCATCCCGCACCGCCTCATCGGCCTAGCCCTCGCGGATAAGGTCAAGCAGACGCAGAAGATCAAGACGCACCTCACGCGCAACCTGCTTGATAACGTCTACCTCGCCAACAACCCGCGGCTGGAAGTCCCCGAGAGCGCGATTGGCGACAATACCATCGACGACCTGCTCAACGTGAGGATCGGTGGTCTGATCCGCACGAAGCAACCTGGCCAGTTGACGCCCGTCGAGGTGCCGGATCGGTCCAAGACGGCGCTTGAGGCGATCCTGTACATGGACTCCGTGCGTGAGCAGCAGTCCGGCATCACGCGCAACGGCACGGCGATCAACTCGGAGGTTCTGGACCCGAAATCGGCCTATCAGGCGCGGAAAGAGGACCGCAACGAACAGGCGAGAAAGCGCCTCATGTGCCGGATGATCGCGGAAACGTTCCTTGTTCCGCTGTTCCGCAAGATTTTGCGCCTCGTCGTGCGCTACCAAGACTTCGAGAAGATGGTGCGGATCTCCGGCAAGTTCGTCGCAATCGATCCGCGCTCATGGAACGCCGATGTGGCGGCCACGCCGAGCGTAGGCCTCGGCTACACAAATCGCGAGGAGGAATTGCTGGCGGCCCGGATTATCGGCGAAGCGCAAATGACTGCCAGAGAGATGGGCATGGCGACGCCTAAGCACTTCTGGGAAACGGCCGCGCGTATGGTGCGGGCCGTTGGCTGGCGGTTCCCGGACAAGTTCTTCGTCAATCCGACCTCGCCAGAAGGTCAGATGGCCCTGCAGCAATTCGCGGCTGCGCAAGGCCAGGACCCGAAGATGGTCGAGGTGCAGGCCAAGGCGCAGCTCGAGCAGATGAAGGCCCAGCACGAGGCGCAAATCAAGGAAATGAAGCAGGCGCACGAGGTCCAGATTGCGCAGATCAAGGCGGAGAACGAGCGCCGCATTGCCGAGATGAAAGCGCAAAACGAGTACGAGATCGCGCAAATCCGCATCGCGGCCGAGCAGGCCATCGCCCGCGAGAAAATGCAGATCGAGGAGCGTTTGGCACGCTGGAAAGAAGAGCTCAGGGCCGAATTGCAGCGTGAGGTCATGGACAAAGTGGGAGGAGCGGCGCCTAGCGGCAATGGCGCGCGCCCAACAACGGGAGCGGTGAGAATGGGCGGAGCGATTGGGTAAGGCATGAACGACGAGAAACTCCGCGCCTCCATGGAGCGCGCACGCAGGTTCCGCGAGTGGTGCGAGGGAGATGAAGGCCTTTACGCCGTCTTCGATGCCGTCGAGCGCAACTACCTCGACTCCCTGATGAAAACAGACATCGACGACCAATCTACGCGGGAGCGGATCTATCACCGTGTCGCCGCCCTGCGTGATCTGAGGCGGGCCATGGAAGCGGTGATTGCGGACGGCAAGTCAGCCGCGGCAATCGTCGAGAAGCTGACACGGATGCAGCACAAGCGCGCCACGCGCAAACCTAAGGTGATGGCATGAGGATTTTCCCCGTAAAAGTGTTTCAGGCCGAAGTTGGAGCCGGGTCAGAAGCACCCGCACAGCCGCAATTGTCCGCCCAAGAGCAATTGGCGGGGCTGTTCGCGGCGGAACTCGCCGCGGAACGCGGAGAAGCGCCCGAACCCAAGGCCGAAGCACCAGCCGCAACGGAACAGACGGCCGAGAGCGCGCCAGAAGAGGCCGCGCCCGCCGAAGAAGCTGCGCCTGAAGAAGGCACAGAGCCCCAAGAGGGAGCGGAACCGGAGGACGGAGCCGAAGAGCCCACCGAAGACCCGGCCATCGCAGCCCCTCCCGGCATGAGTGAGGCCGACAAGGCCGAGTTCGCCAAGCTGCCGCCCGCACTCCAGACATGGATCAACAAGCGGATCACGGAACAGCAGGCCGATTACACGCGGAAAACCCAGCAGGTCGCCGAGCAACGCAGGTACTACGAGTCCAGCGTTGCCGAGCTGCAGCAGAAGTTGCAGGCCTACGACCACATTCTCTCGCAGTTCACGACCCCAAAGCTCGCGCCGCCCGACCCCAAGATGCGAGATACGGACCCCGTGGCCTACGAGGAGCAATTGGCGTCATACCTGCACCAGAAGCACCTGCAGGAGGTTGCCGCTGCTGAGCAACAGCGGGTGCGGCAGGAGCAAGAGGCGCTGCAAAAGCAGCAGATGGCCGAGTTCTACCGCCGCGAAGCCGAAGCCCTGGCTCAGATGGCCCCGGAGCTTGCCGATCCCAAGAAGGGCGCGGCGCTCAGGAAGGCCGTCTACGAGTACGGGATCAAGGCCGGCTACACCCCGGAACAGCTCGCCATGGCCACGGCGCGGGACATGGTGACGCTCTGGAAAGCTCAGCGATACGACGCGATGCAGGAGGCCCGGAAGAACATCAAGCCCGTTCCCCCGGCCGCTCCGAAGGCGGCGAGACCAGGGCCGGCAAAGGCCATCGGCCGCCCATCGAATGTAACGCGCGCCGTTCAGCAACTGGTCGAGAACCCGAGCCGTGATGCCCTCGCGGCCGCGTATCTCGCAGAACTTCAAGCGGAGCGATAAACTATGGCTGTCGTAACCAACGCATACACCACGAGCGCTGCGGTCGGCATCCGTGAGGATCTGACCGATGCCATCCACCGCGTGGATGTGGAAGATACGCCGTTCATGTCACGCGTGGGCACGACCACGGCAAAGCAGACGTATCATGAATGGCAGACCCGCGCTCTGGGCGCGCTCGATACCGACAACGCGCACCAGGAGGGTGAGCAAACCGACCGCGCGGCGGCGACGCCCAACGTACGCGTAGGCAACCTGTGCCAGATCAGCGAAAAGAACGCGACCGTCTCAGGCACCTTGGAGAGCGTCAACAAGGCGGGTCGTGACAGCGAAATGGCTCTCCAGATGGCTGACCGCACGATCGAGCTGCGGAAAGACATGGAGGCCATTCTGCTGTCGAACCAGGCGATGAATAGCAACGCTACGGTTGGCGGCAAAACTGGCGTCCGGCAGCTGCGCGGCTTCGAGGCATGGATCAGGACCAACACGAACCGCGGCGAGGGCGGTGCCGATCCTGATCATCCAAACACGACGCCTGGCACGACGGCCACGGACGGCACGCAGCGCCCCTTCACCGAGGACCTGCTCCTCGATACGTTGCAGGACATCTTCACCACGGGCGGGAACGTGAAGTTCGCCCTCATGGGTCCGTACAACAAGCGCGTGTCGTCAACATTCCAGGGCCGTGAGTCCACTCAGATCACGGTGGCCGCCAAGACCATCCATCAGGCGACCAACCTGTATGCGTCCGATTTCGGGACGATCCAACTCATCCCGCACCGCTACCTGCGGTCCAATGGGCGCTCCGTGCTGCTGATCGACCCTGAGATGGTCAAGGTCGCGTATCTCCGCCGCTTCGTGCGGTTCCCGCTCGCCAAGATCGGCGACGCCGAGACCCGCGTGATCCTCTCCGAGTACACGCTCGAGATGTGCAACGAGAAGGCGCATGGCGTCATTGCCGATCTTACGACAAGCGCCAGCTAACGAGATGACGGGGCGGCTCTGAGAGGCCGCCCTTCCCAGGAGCCTAACACATGACGAAGAAGACCACTGGCACGGCCAACGCC